ACAGCAAATCCGGGGAATCTATAAAAATGTTAACAGATGAGGAATTTACTAGACAAAAAATAAATCGTTTAAAAAGTTGGATTACCTTTTATAGACATAACCCTTCGTATTTTGTAGAACATTATATGGGCATAGAACTATATCCATATCAAAGATTTTGGATAAACCTGATGCCAAGATGTACAGAGTTTGTTGGCATTTCTTCTCGTGCTTCAGCTAAAAGCTGGTTAATTGCTGTTTATTCAATTGCTGTATGTATCTTATACCCGGGGACAAATATTGTCTTAGCTTCATCTACTAAAGCCCAAGCCGGTTTAATTATCTCCGATAAATGTAGAATATTACGAGACGAATATCCCAATATTGCCAGAGAAACAGCAAATCTTGTTACCAACCAAAATAAATGGGAAATGACTTTTCACAATGGGTCTTGGATAAAAGTGGTTGTTTCTGGTGAAAGCGGGAGAGGAAACAGAAGTAATAAAACAGTTTTAGAAGAAAGACGGCTTATACCAAACGAAGTTATTAATTCGGTTTTGCGCCCATTTTTGGTTAGCAGACAACCCCCTTATATGAAAAAACCACAATATTCCGATATAAAAGAGTTAAGAGAAGAACCACAAGAAATAATTATTACAAGTGCTCACTATAAATCCTACGAGTGGTATCCTGAAATTAAAAGATTTTTAAAATTAATAGCGGAAGGCAGTACCGATATAAAAGCTATTTTCTTTGATTATTTGATTTGTATAAAACACGGTATAAAAACCGAGAAGCAAATGGAAGCAGAAAAAGAAAATATGGATTCAATTTCTTTTATTATGGAATATGGGAATATTCCCTATGGGACATCCGCTAATGCGTTTTATAAATTAGGATTATTTGATAGAACAATAAAACGAAGTTGGAGACCAATCAGGGATGAAGTATATTTAACGACAAAAAAGAATAACTATGATATACCAAAACTTTCCGATGAAATGAGGGTTGTGTCTGTTGATGTTGCTATGCGAGCAGGAAGCACAAACGATAATACCATTATAACATGTGCGAGACTTTTACCCAGTAAAAAGGGTTGGGCGACAGAAATAGTATATATAGAATCCCATAATGGGAAAAACACGTATTTGCAAGCACTTAGGATAAAACAAATATTTGAGGAATTTCAAGGAGATTCTTTGGTTTTAGATATTGCTGGCCCGGGTATATCGGTATTTGATGCGCTTTGTTCGGTAACAAAGGATGAAACAAGGGGGGTTGAATATCCGGCATATACTGTTATGAATTGGGAACATGTAGATGATAGAGTTTATGAAGAGCTTATTAGCAGAACTTTATCCAAAGAAGCTAAAGAATGTATTTTCCCAATTTATGCAACGGCTCCTCTAAATTCTCTTATTGCTGTAAAATTTAGGGAAAGATTGAAAAAAAAGTTAATTTCTTTTCTTGTAGACGATAATACAGAAGAGGATTTTTTGATAAAACTAGGAAACCAAGATATTTTAGACCAAGATAATACAGGTGTACGTGCGTATTTGTTGCAGGCACACTTACAAACAAGTCTTATGATAAACGAGTGTATCTCTCTTGAAATGTCCTTAACTGGTGCAGGTGGTCTTGTAAAACTTGTTGAACCAGACGGGGCAAGAAAAGACCGTTATTCTTCGGCTTCTTATTTAAATTATTACGTTAGTCTTTTAGACTTGGACTTATTAAAAGACGAATACTCGTCAACAGACGACGAAAAAGCGTTTTTAGGTGTCACAATTGTAGTCTAAGAGAGGAGGTATGGTGATAGAAGAAAATCAAGAAAAAAATAAAACAGAAAACCAAATAGAAGAAGTTTCCCTAACAGAATCCGAAGTTTGGGAAGTTATAAATTTTGCCAGAGCAATGAATGGTTTTTACTACGGAGAACCTTATTTGTCTCCAGATTTGTCAAACGCAAAATTAAAAGAGCTAAACCTAAATCCTCTTCAAGCAAGTGCAGACGAACTAGAAACAGCTATGCGAAATCCGAAGAATAGTGAACTTCAACTAAGGTCTTTTTCGCAAGATTTTGAACTTCAATCTATGGTTTATAAAAGATTAATTTCATATCTTTCAAATATGCTGGCTTTTGATGTTACTTATACTTCAAATGCTAAACCAGAGGATTATAAAAAACCAAGATATGAACGAGATTTAGAAAAAGTTGAAGAATTTTTAGATAATTTTTCTTATAAAATGGAGTTTAGAATAGCCATTCGAGAAATGTTGAGAAACGATGCATACTTCGGTGTTCTAAGAAAAATTGGTGAAAGATACATTTTACAAGAATTACCTCCTGATTATTGTCGTATAACCGGAAGATGGGCGCATGGTTTTGTTTTCGAATTTGATATGAATTGGTTTACTGAGGCGGATATTGATAATTATCCAGATTTTTTTGTTAAAAAATATAGAGAGCTTTTAAATGAAAACAAATTAAAACCAAATTACAAATCTGTATTTCCTGCAAATGATAGAATATTTAGAAATAATTCACAATGGGTAGAAGTGCCCCCTGAGATAAGTGCTTGTTTTAAATTATCCCCGGAGCTTATAACACAATTACCTTATTTTATCCCTTTGTTCAATGATTTAATATTACAAGGGTTGATGCGAAATTTACAGAAAAACTTAAATATGGCGGCGGCTAACCGTATGATAATCGGGGAAGTTCCAATGCTAAATAAAGAAATAAAAGCAACCGTTAGAGATAGTATTGCTGTAAGCCCCGAGTTATTGGGGAGATTTTTAGCTTTAGTTAAGAGTGCCATTGGCGATTCTGTTAAACTTGCCTCCGCACCGCTTACAAACATGAGGGGTATAGAATTTGAAAGTGACAATGACCTCTATGACAGTTATTTAAGAACTACCCTTGCCTCTAGCGGTATTAATACAAATCTTATATTTTCAAGTAGTGTAAAACCAAACGCTATTGAAACACAATTAAGTTTAAATGTCGATGAACAAATGATGAAGGCAATTTATGAACAATTTGAAATTTTTGTAAATTATCAGCTATCCAAAATTACGTCATATTTTAGATTCAAAATAGAATTTGAAGGCAGTGATTTTTCAATAGACAGAGATGCACGTTTTGAAAAAGCTATGACTCTTTTCGATAAAGGAATTATGCTACCGCAAAAAATTGCGGCATCACTTGGTATTAAACCTTCCCAACTTAGAAAACATATGGAAGAAGCCGAAGCGAACGAGTTTATCAGTAAGATTACTCCTCCCGCACTGGAACAACAGCTTAGAATGATGGAATTAATGCCGGAAGGTGTTGGTTCTCCGACAAATCCAAAGAACGCAGAAAGCGGTGAAGCGGGTAGACCAAAAAAGAATATCAAAGATTTAGGCGAAGAGGGACAAAAAACAAGAGAAACAGGCTCAAATGTCGCTAAAAAAGGAAGAATATAATGATAATTAATCCAGAAAAAATGGGGGATTATTATATTTGTAACAAAGCAGTAATGGAGTATTTAATTTACGAAGAGCTTTTGCCGATATTGGGTTATAAGAAGGATTATTACTTTTTTTACAAAGACAAAAAATTAGAAGAAGCTCTTAAAAGAATGCCATTACATCTAAAAATTTCAAATGCTTTATCAAGAAAAAAGATTAAAAAAGAATTATAAAAGAGTTATTTTATTTGTGATGGGTAGAATAGGTTGGCCGCCGAAAAGGAATATTTCCTTAGATATTCTCTTTCTACCCTATGTATAACTAAGGAATATAGTCCATTAAGGAGGGCGAAATGAAAAAATTAAGCGGCGTTTACTGTATTGAAAATATTGAGAGCAATAAAAAGTACATAGGGCAAACAATAGATTTACATAAAAGGAAATTAAGACATTTTTCAAAACTTAGCAGAAACAATCATCAAAACAAGCGTTTACAAAATTCTTATAACAAACACGGAGAAAAAGTTTTTAAATTTAAAGTTTTGATATATTGTGAACCTTTTGAGCTATCTCTTTATGAACAATTTTTTGTAAATTTACATTCTCCGGAGATTTTATATAATATAAGATTAGAATGCATTAATAGTAATCTAGGAATGACTCATTCCGAAAAATCAAAACAAAAAATGTCCGGAACAAATAATCATAATTATGGTAAACCAATGAGTGAAGAACAAAAAAGGAAAATTTCAAATGCTCAATGTGGTGAGAAAAATCATATGTATGGAAAAAAACTATCGGAAGAACACAAAGAAAAAATATCAAACGCCCTAAAGGGAGAAAAAGCTTATTGGTATGGGAAAAAGCTTTCTCCTGAAACTAGAGAAAAACTAAGCAGGTCACATATGGGGAAAATTGCTTCAGAAGAAACAAGAAGAAAAATATCAAAGGCAAAAATTGGGAAAACACATTCTGAAGAAACAAAAAAGAGACTTTCAGAAAACAGATTAGGAGAAAACAATCCCCACTCAAAATTAACGAAAAAAGAAGTTTTAGAAATATATAAATGTTTAGAAAATGAAAATTTTTCTCAAAATAAAATAGCAAAAAATTATAACGTAAGCCCAATGACTATCTCATCAATAAAAAGCGGAAAAAGATGGGGATATCTATATGATAACCTAAGAAAGGAGGTATAAATGTGAAAAGCGAAAGATATGCGTTTGCGATAGAAGACATAAGTGTTATTAAAGAAGACCCGGATTCAAAATTTGCGGTTGTCGAAATAGATTTCTTTGCAAGCGGGGAAAACCTAAATAACATGTATGTCTCACAGGAAACACTTTTGAAAACAGCAGATACAATAAAAAACTGCCCTATAATTTGGTCTTACGACAAGGTGCTTGATGACGCATACAGCCATTCGCCAGATGAAACGCCTGCGGGATTTATTCCAGAAACAAGTGAAATAAAAACAAGAAAACTGGAAGATGGACGAACTATGTTGTCTGCAACAGGCTATATTTGGCGCAGATATACTGGAACACTCCTTGAAATCTTTAAACGTGATGGCGGTAAAAAGCCCGTAAGTGTCGAAATGCTTGTTTATCAAATGAAGAGAATGGCAAATGGGCTTAAAGAGTTACTAGATTTTAGGTTTGAAGGAATCACTGTGTTAGGGTCATATGTGACCCCCGCAATACCTAATGCGGAAGCAAATATATTGTCTTTTTCAGAAGATTTAGAAAAAGAATATATTGAAGACTACAGAAAAGAGTTTTCAGAAAGGGGAATTAAAATTGACTCTACCTTTGCGGAAGAACTGAAAAAAAAGAAAAATATAATTACCTTTCCCTATAAATCTCTTGAAGACATCAATTCGGCTTTAAAAGGAATTAGCCCTCCTATTTCGTTGTCCCAAGCCAACGAAATTGCGAGCCAAGCTGATTCAATTGGCGAGGATGAAAACAAAAGTGGTTGGGCAATAGCAATCAGTAATTTTAAAAAAACCCATGAGGTAAAAGATGGCAGATGGGTAAAAAAAGGAAATAAGGAGATGACTATGGATAAAGAAATGCAATTGGAAGAAAAACAAGAATTCGAAGAAAGGGAAAACAAGGAAGAAGAAATTCCTGCTTCCCAAGAAGATTCGAATGATTCTACCAATATGGCAAAAGAAAAATCAGAAGAAGAAAAACCTTCAGAAAAAGAAAAATCTTTAGAAAAAGAAAAACCTTCAGAAGAGGAAATGCCAGAAGAAAAAGAAAAATCTTCAGAAAAAGAAAAACCCTCCCCGGGGGAAGAAAAACAAGAAGAAAAACCAGAAGAAAAAGAAAAAGATAAAAAACCTAAAGAAGAAGAAATGAGCAAAGAAGACACAAACTGGGGGGAATTTGATTTTGACGGTGTTTGTAAACTTTTCGAAGAAGGGGACGAATTTGAGAATGTCAGAATTGAATTTGAGAAAAAGGAAAAAGCAAATCCGATTATTATTATAAAGGGTCTGTTGCTTAAACTTTCTCACTATGAGGCCGAAGTTGAAGAATTATCAAAAAAACTCGAAGAATATAAACAATACAAAGAAGACATTGAAAAATCACAAAAAGCTTTTGCCGTAGAACAAACCATACAAGAACTTTCCCAAAAAGTTGTTATACCCGAGGAAGAAAAAGAAAGAATGATTGCGGAAGCAGAAAAATATTCTTTTGAAAACCTTGAGACGTGGAAAAATTATTGTAAAGCTTTGTCTTTCGAATTTGCTATTAAAGAAAAAGATGAAAACAAAGTTATTAAAGTTGGTTTGCCGTTTGGCAATACCAAAAAAACAAAAAATGATTTGTGGAGTTAACTTTTAAGTTAACAAAAATAAAATTACAAAATTATAGGAGGTATTTATTATGACTCATGCAGTATTAATCCCTAGAGCAATTGCGGCAATGAATATTGACTCTCTTAATCGGCCAGTTATTGATTACGGGGCAAGTGCTTCAGCAATTGACAATGGAAACATTTTTGTACTTGATTCAAAACACACTTCTGGGAGTTTAACAGAAGTATGGGAACTCAAACAACCAACCGCCGGTTCGCCAACAGGTGCGTGGATGGCATATTCGGGGGATGAAATTCCCGTAACCGCATCAAAATATAAAGGTTTAGACCCTGACCCAAGAAACTTTTCAAATGCGGCAAATCTTGTTTTCTCAGCATATAAACCCCAAGTTGGAGATATTATTTGGCTAACAGCCGATGCTTTTAGTAATTCTTTTAGTTCACACACTTATGCTCACGGTGTTGCTGACAGTTTTAAACTATATTGGGATACCAATGATGGTGGATTGTCGGGACTAACATATAAATATATTAGAACAACATATATCTCTCTTGCGACGGGTGCTATTGACAATCAACGAGTTACCGCATACGAATTAGAATGCGTTAGCGTCTAAAATAATTAAATAAAATAGGAGGTATATATTATGACTGTAAAATTCCCTACTCAGGTTTTGGCATTTGCCGGAGAAGCAAATAAAAAACCTTATGAACAATTTGTTGATTTTTTCAATCACTACCGGGCAATGAAAGGTAGAGAAGGTCTCGAATATCAAACACAGATTGAAACAGACAATGGCTTTGTGCCGCTTTCTTTCTCCGAAAAAGAAGAAAAGATGAACGCAACAATAAAGCGAGAAATTATGCGAGTTGCGGGTATTCAAAACTTCGAACAATTTCCAATTGAGACATGGGCAAGCCACCCCACTTTAAGATGGGCTACATTTGCTGTTATTTCCGCTATGATTGACATGGTTTTACCCGACGCTATTATTGATAATGTTGGTATGTTTTCAGATGTGAGAACCCTAGGATGGGGTGATAGTGCCGCATTTGACGTTAAACCACGAGATATTTTTGTTGTATCTAAAGCTGGACGTTCAAAAAGAACAACTGAATTGAATAAACAATTTGTTGGTCAAGTAACCGTTATGCCAGAACCAAGAGAAATGACAGTATTTGTATCATTAATGAAAGTTTTAGCCGGGAAAGAATCTCTAGCAGAATTTGTTATGAAAATGGTGCGTTCATTTGAAACACAATTGTCATACGATGTTTATGATGCGTTTAGAGCCGCACTTGAGGTAGTTGATAGTTCCGCCGATGGTTTGAAAGTTACTGGTTTTACTGAAACAGAATTTATTCGTTTATCCCAAACTGTTGGTGCATGGAATGGCGGTACACGCCCTCTGGCTATTGGTACACAATTGGCTTTGGCAAATGTTATTCCAGCAAACGCAAACTATCGCTATGACCTACAAAGTGAATATGTTAAGCTTGGTTATTTAACCGATTTCAAAGGTACAGATATTATGGTACTGCCCCAAGTGGCAGATTGGACAACCCCATTTGGTTTGAAATTAACAAACGATAGAATTTGGATTATTTCACCCGCTTCTGACAAAATTATAAAACTGGTATTAGAGGGCAATACCCTTTCATATCAAAGTGACGCATATGCCAACGCAAACTTAGTACAAACTTCCACACTTCTAAAAAGTTGGGGAACAGCGGTTGCGACCAGTCAGGTTGCCGCCACAATTACTCTCTAGTAAAACAAAAAGGACATCTAGGTATGTACAACCGAAAGGAGAGGCTTTCTTCCAAGCCTCTCTTGATGTCCTCTTATAAATAAAGGAAGTGTAAAGGAAGATATGACAATTGAAAAAACAAAAGCAAGAAGTGGTATTTACTGTATTGAAAACTCTAAAAATAAAAAAAGATATATTGGTCAAACAACAGATTTGCGCCGAAGAAAATTAAGACATTTTTTAGACCTAGAAAAAAACTCTCATTATAATAAACACTTACAGGGGGCATATAATAAATATGGGAAAACTGCCTTTGAGTTTAATATTTTAATATATTGCGAACCTTTCGAACTTACCAAATATGAGCAGTTTTTTGTAAATTTCTATACTCCCGAAATATTGTATAATGAAAGATTAGAGTGTGTAGATAGTTCTTTTGGAATAAAACGTTCTAAAGAAACCAAAAGAAAAATGTCAGAAAGCCACGTTGGTTTTTTAGGGAAAAATCATTCTAAAGAAGCGAAAAGAAAAATATCTAAAACTATAATTGAAAAAGGCATAAACAAAGGAGAGAAAAACGGGATGTACGGTAAAACAGGAGAGAAAAATCCTTTTTATGGAAAACAACATACCGAAGAATTTAGAAAAGAACAATCCCTTAGAACGAGGGGGGAAAACCACAGAGACGCAAAACTGAAAAAAGAAGAAGTTTTACAAATAAGAAAATTTTTAGATTTTGGAGAAAAAATATCAGAAC